CGGTTATTGCACACTGAACGATGTAAAGGCAGCCTTGAATCTTGAAGATTCATTGGACAATGCTGCCCTTGAACTTGCCATTGCAACCGCTTCACGCCAAATTGATGATTATTGCGGCCGTTTCTTTTACAAGGATGGCACTGAACTATTGCCTGCAACTCGTTACTACACCCCTGACAACTGGTGGATTCTTCCTGTTGATGACTTTGTGAGCGTTACACAGATTGCAACTGATGACTTCTTTGACCAAAACTATTCAACAATTTGGACTGTCTCAGATAGAATGTTTGAGCCTGTCAACAATCCTTCCCGTGGATGGCCACGCAACCGCATTTTAGCAATCGGTTCTTATGTTTTCCCACAATTATTGCCACAATCTGTTCGCGTTAAAGGTGTATTTGGCTGGTCTGAAGTGCCTTATGAGGTAAAGACTGCAGCAAAAATTCAAGCCGCACGCCTGTTCCTGCGTAATCAGTCACCTTTTGGTATTGCTGGCAACACAGATTTGGGAACAGTGCGCTTGGCTGCAAAGCTAGATGCCGATGTTGAGGCGTTATTGCGCCCATTGCGTAAGAACAATGGCTTGGCCGTATAATGTTGCCAAGTGAGGTTAGAAACGGCTTAAAAGCCAACCTAGAGGCGATTCAGGGTATGCGAGTGTACGAGTTAATACCTACAGTGCCAGTTGCACCAGCAGCAATTGTTGGCCAGTTAGATTTTACTTTTGATTTGAACAATGCCCGTGGTTTAGACCAGGCAAACCTAGATGTTGTTGTTTTGGTTCAGCGTTTCACAGAGCGCTCAGGTCAAAACGATCTTGATAAGTACCTTGCAGGCAGCGGGGCTTACTCAATCAAGGCAGCAATTGAATCTGATTTAACTCTTGGTGGGGCTTGCAACACTTTGCGTGTCACATCTGCCGAAGCGGGAACTTATGCCGCTGGGGATATTGAGTTTCTTTCGTACCGTTACCGTCTCACCGTTTGGGGATAAGGAGAAAAATGAGCTACACAGTCACATCGGATGTATTCACACCGAAGAAGAAAGGTGAATCAATCACCGAGAAAGAATTGCTTGAACTAGGCCTCAACATTGATGCCTTAGTTGCAAGTGGACATCTAAAAAACACCGCAGCAATCAAACCAGTAGAGGAAGTAAAATAATGCCACGCTTAGTATTAACAGATGTATCAGTAACAGTAAATGGTGTTGACCTTAGCGCGTTTTTAACTAGCGTTACACTTTCAACAAGTGTTGATGTAGTAGAAACTACAGGAATGGGAAGCGCAGCATCAAAAACCAGGCTGCCTGGGTTAAAAGATAATTCTGTAACGCTAGAATTTAATCAGGATTTTGCAGCACTAGGACCTGAAGTATCAATCAATGCAGTTGGCTCATCACTTGTTGGAACATCACCAACTGTTATTATCAAGCCAACAACAAGTGCAGTCAGTGCAACCAATCCTTCATATTCCTTCACGGCCGTTTGCTCAGAGTGGCAAAACCTTCAAGGTGGCGTGGGCGAGTTATCAACGATTTCTGCAACTTGGCCAATCTCAGGCGCAATCACAAAAGCTATTGCATAAATGCCACGCCTTGTTCTCAATAACGCTTATGTGCTATTTGCAAGTAGCGACATTTCGGAATTTGTGACACAGATAGAATTGAAAACAAGCGTGGATACAATTGACACAACTCAAATTGGCGCACAATCAAGAACGCGCCAGGCTGGTGTGTTTGATAATTCTGTAACTTTTCAGTTCAATCAAGATTATGCCGACAATCAACTTGAAAGGGTTGTCAATGGTACTTCAATGGCAAATACGCGACTTGGAACATCTGTTCCAATGGAAATTAGGCCAGTCAATGCTGCAGTAAGTGCAAACAATCCAAAATATACATTCAATGCAATAATTACTGAATGGCAATCTGTATCAGTTGTTGTAAAACTTTTTGGACCTGAATTCTTAGATACTATCGTAAGCGCGGAATTGGACAGTGATAGTTCTTTCGAATCCACCGCAACAGCCTAACTTATACGATTGCAGCCGTTGCGGTTGAAACAGGTATTCCCATCAGTGATTTACTTGATGCGCCTGAAGGTATCTTGGAAGCAATCATGATCTATATGAAGGAACGAGCTAAAGCCAATGGCGGATGAAGTAATTGTTCTTACGGGTATCAAAGAAACAATTGATGCCTTAAAAGAATTTGATAAAGATGCCGTTAAGCGTTTCAACAAGGTTATCAATACTGAACTTGCTGGCGCTCAAAAAGATGCTCGTAACATCATTAGTGAAGAACCACCAATGAGCGGTTGGCGTAAGGCAGATGCTGCCAAAGGCCGCACTCGCGGTGGTGCTGGTTGGCCAGGGTGGAACGCTGGAGAAATCAAAAGCAAAATTACAAAGACAAAATCGCAAGGCAAGGTTCGTGGCGATTACACAACAAGTGCTGGAGCGTTGCTAAATAAATCTGCAGCAGGTTCAATTTTTGAAGTTGCTGGTCGTGTTGCATCAGGAACTAAACGAATGACTGCACAATCCTCAAGCGGCCAGTTTTTACGCACAATTGGCAACAGATTTGGCAAGGCTTCGCGTGTAGTATGGCGCGTTGTAGATAAAGATAGAGCAAAAATTGAAGAAAATGTAAATCGTGCTTTAGAACAAGCAAAAGCCGATTTACAAAAACACCTACAGGGAGAGCGAGCTAAATAAATGGCAGTTGGCGCAGTTGTAGCCCGCATCCTCACCCAGTATTCTGATAAAGGTTCAAAGGCTGCTCAAAAAGATATTAACAAACTTGGTAAAAACATTGATAGATTTGCCAAGAAATCTGCAAAAGCATTTGGTGTTGCTGCTATTGCAAGCGCTGCCCTTGCAGCCAAGATTGGCAAAGATGCAGTTCAGGCTGCAATGGAAGATCAAAAATCTCAGGCATTACTTGCTAATTCTTTACGCAATACAATTGGTGCATCAGATGCGCAAATTGTAAGTGTAGAAAAAAACATTACGGCGCTTCAAAAACAATTTTCAGTAGTAGATGATGAGTTGCGCCCCGCTTTTGGTCGTTTGACGGCAGCCTTTGGTTCAACTGCTGCTGCACAAGAAGCGTTACAAATAGCTTTAGATGTAAGCGCATTTGCAAGTGTTGATTTAGCAACTGCATCTGATGCAATTATTAAAGCAAGTCAAGGACAAAATAAGGCTTTGTCTAAGTTAGTGCCTGGTATTGGTGCTGCAACATTGGCAACAAAAGATTTTGGCAAGATTACAGATAAAGTTTCAAAGATTGTCGGCGGTGCCGCTGCTACTCGCGCAGGCACGCTTGAAGGTAAAATGGCTGGCCTTAAAATTGCATTTGGCGAAGCAATGGAAACTTTGGGTTATGCCCTTTTGCCAGTTCTTGAAAAATTTGCCACTTTGCTTACAACTCAAATACTGCCAAAGGTTGAAGCATTTGTTGAACTTAACAAAGACAAATTAGCAGCAGGATTTGCAGTTGCTGCAGAAATGGCATTTAAGTTGCTTACAGTTGCAATCGCATTTTCAGACTGGTGCGCAAATAATATGGGTATCGTAAAAGGTATGGCGGCGCTTATCGCTGGAATGTTCGTTGTGGGTCGCATCGCAGCCTTTGTAACTGCAATACAAGGCCTCATTGGTGTATTTGCACTATTGCGAACAACCGCACTTGGAGCCGCAGTAGCAACTGCCTTTGCAACAGGCGGTGCAAGCATTGCTTTAGGCGCTGCAGCACTTGCAACGGCAGGCATTGGTGTTTACACCCTCAATCAAATGGTTGGGCCTAATGGAAAGGCTAATGCTGCAAAGAAAAATGCCTTGCAGAGCCGTAGTGGTGTCAGCCCCCGTGGTAATACGAACAATCGCGACTTTAGCGTTACACCTGTTACTAGCGCCCTTGATAAATTTACAACAGGTTTGAAAGATGCAACAAAAGCGCAAAAAGATAAACTAATCAATGAAGCAGCAGCAAAGAAAAACTTAGAACGCCAAAAGATGCTTTCAAAAACACCAACTATCTTAACTGGTAGCGGCAGGTTGTCTATGACAAATAGTGGTTCAAATGTCATTGTCAATGTTGCAGGTTCAGTTACTACTCAACAAGATTTGGTAACAAGTATTGTTAACGGAATTGAACGCACAACTCGCCGTAGCTTTGGAAGCGTTGGAGCGTTTGACAGAGTGGCAATTCTCTAATGCCAGCCTTTGATGGTATAACTTCGCCTGCAGTCACAGTTCAATTTTTAATGAGTGGCTCATTTGTTACTGTTGCAACTACCGATGTAATCAGCATAAACATTCGCCGTGGTAGAACACGCCAAAGTGAACGCGATCAATGCGGCACTGCCGATATTATTCTCAATAACTTCAGCGGTATCTATAACCCTGATGCAACCAGCGGCACTTATGTTGTCGGTGGTGTAAGCATCCTTCGTGATGGCTTACAAATGCGCATTGTGGCAACTATCGGTGGGGTTGCATACAACCTTTACTACGGCTTCTTGGAAACAACAAGAGTAGATCAGGGTGAGGCACCATCGGTGACTATGACCTTTGTTGACGGCATTGCCTACATCGCCGATGCCCAGGCACCAGCACTTGCTGCTGCCGCGAACGCTGAAACCGCAGCCACTCGCGTTGGCCGTATGTTAGACATTGTGGGCTGGCCAAGTGGCGCATCACGCTCACTGACAGGTTCAGTGGGGATGCTTGCCACGGTGCAGAATCAATCTTGTATGGCAATGATTTACCATATTTACAAATCCTGGCACTTATTATGTTGTAAATCAGGCGGTAGTAAATCGTGGCAATGCCAATAAGCAATACACCTCAACTTACAATATAAGCAAGAACAAATACGGTATTGCTAAAAATATTTTTGATGCACCTGTTGCTACAGATAGCAACGCGCAGAATCTAGCTCTTTATGAATCACGCAAATTAGCCGAGCCGCTTACCTATGTTGAGCGCATTGACTTTAACGCATTGGCACTTGCCGATTATGGTCCTTTGTATCCTGATTTTCTAGCAACAGAACTTGGCGATCAAATAAGCGTTGTGCGCTCAGGCACTCAATACAACCTAGTGGTCGAAGGTATGGCGTTTGTAATTGAGCAAAACAATTGGATGATGTCATACACAACCAGCGCAATCAACCCGTATTCAATTACAATTTAGGGGGTAGATGATGCCATTATGTCCACAAATCACTAACACCCCTATCACAGTTTCTTTAACTGCAGATTTTACAGTTACCAATGTTTTACCAGTATTGGCAGCTAACACTCAACAATTAGCAGCAACTGATGCTGCAGTTACTGCAGCGGTGGCAACGGCAAATGCGGCAGCGGCTACGGCTGGAACTGCACAAAGCACTGCCAATACCGCCCTTGCCAATGCAGCAACTGCCTATGCAGAGGCAATTGGTTCGCTTCAGCCAAGTGCTGACACGATAGTTAACGCTTCAAATCAAATGACTGCAATTTCAGCAAATGGCATAACAGTTTATTCAGGCTCATCGCCATCAAGCGGTGCGCGTGTTGTTATGAATTCAACTGGCCTTGCTGGTTTTGATTCGGGCGGAACTGCAAGTTTTTCAATCAGCGCTTCAACTGGAGCTGCAGTATTTAGAGGAAACATCACCACTGGTGCAACAATCACTGGTGGCACAATGAACATTGGTGGCAATGCTATCATTGATGCAAGCGGTTTATTGACTGCAACAGGTGCCACAATCACAGGCACGATCAATGCAACCGCTGGTTACTTTGGAACTGT